GTTTTATACCATTAATTTCTAGGGTTATAACCACCATTTGTGTATATTTGTGTGGTGGGCCACTTACTTTTGGTATATTTATTTTTTTTTAACAAGTATACGGTGCGGATTGATGTGTTTTTCACAGTGACACTCTCGCACCTTAAATTTAATTCTGTGACACAAAATACAATTAATAATAATTCGGATGGTGGTTCCGATAATCCACCAAAAAAATGATACTAGTGTGGTCCAAATGAATTCTAATCAGGTTACAAGTACTTCTGTTGTAGATGTTGAAGCTGCTAACTTTTTCTCAGCCGTTAGGACTAAAGAAACCGTTAGCATTCCCTACATTTACGATAAGCAGGTTAAGTTTGATTGTTTACCGCCTAAATTAGAAATGGATTATTCTAGAATTTTGCATAAACCTTATTTTATAGAGAATATCGAGTGGGCTACTAATACATCCGGGGCAATAGGTATTATTTCTATACCCAGTGCCATTTTGATAAATAAATTGGCTGCTATACCTTTTCAGGCTTCTGTTTATTATCGGGCCAAAATTTCTGCGATTTTGCAAGTTGCGGGTACTCCAATGCATCAAGGTTGCGTTCTCGCTGCCGTGGTGCCAGCTGGAATGCCTATAGATCCATCAGGAGGCTTGGAATTTAACACTCTTATGTGTGCTCCACATGCATTTTTAAATGCAAACGAGTCCACTCCAGTTAGAATTCAAGTTCCTTTTTATGTGCAAGGAAAATTTGCTGCCATTGATTTGGCTGGAACTACGGTTAACCCGTATGCAAAGAATTCTGATTATGCTGATTTGTACATGCAAGTATTAAATTTGCTTACTGCGCCTACTGGTGGAAGTACCAAGTTGACTATTTCGGTTCATTTTATGTTTGATGATTTGGAGTTTTATGTTCCACACGTAGATCCTACCTGGCAGTTGTTGCCGCAAGGTTTGGTTGAGGATATGTCTAAGACTACTTCTAAGGCTATTGATGGTTTGTTCTCGGTTGCTAAGAAGTATACCGGGGACATATTGGATAACGTTAGGGGTGGTATTAGAGCTTGGACTGGGTTACATAATCCAGAAAAGCCTGAACTTTGTGGTAGGAGCGCTGTCCAATATAGGCAGAATTTGAATTTAGTTGACACGCCAAATTTTTTTGAGAAATTAGATCCGTATGGTGATTTTGTTAAGACCGTGGATGATTTTATTTTTGATACTGATGTGGATGAGATGACTATTGCTCATTTGAAGTCAAAACCACAGCTTATTGGCAATTTTAAAGTGCGAACTGCTGATGCTTCAGGAAAACTTCTTTGGTCTAGGCCAATAACTCCTATTCAAGAAATTAATACTGTGTCGTATGTTAATGTTCCTGGTGATACTGTGTGGACTAATGCCCACACTAATATACACCAGACTTTGGCTTACTTGTCACGGTTTTGGAAGGGTAGTATTAATATTCATTTGCAATCTGTTATGAGTAATTTTCATTATTGCAAGTTGATTATCGCCCGAGATTATTCGCCCGACCAAAAGATGGAAAATAGTTATCCTACTTTTGATTCTATAACAAATTTGTTGACTGAAACAGTTGAGTTTTCTGCTGGAGGCCAAATTCAAACTTTTGAGTTACCTTATTGCTCTCCGTTGAATCAGTTGCCTTGTTCACGTGATTTTACACATAATGCCTTGCAGCATGGTGTGTATTATATATATTTATATCAACCTTTGGTGTATAATGGTTCAGTTTCGACAGAAGTCGAATTTAATGTTTATTTAACTTTGGGTGATGATTTTGATTTCTTTGGTTATGCCGTTGATCCAACTTGTACTAGACTGCAGGCTGTTACTGAGATTCCCTCAGTATTTTTTAACAATCCCTCAGAGGATTCTGAGTTGCAACCCCAAGCTGCGG